ACTGATTCATTTGATCAAGCATTTCATTGCCAGCCATTTTATTCTCCTATGTCATTTCTTGTTTAATTTTTTCACCGATCAATGCAACATTTGGCAGACCTTCTATAAGATTGCCTTGAGCATCTACGATCTCGCCATCTTCATTAACTTGCATTTGTTGATCTATGAATGTTGGACTATATCCAAACCTTGTTAAAAAACTGCTTAAAAATCTATCTGGGATGCCACCTTTGTATGCTCTTTGAAAATATCTGAATATTGGTTCGTTTGTTGTTGCTGGTTCTGAATCTTTTTCAAGTTTCTTTTCCTCACTCATTTGTAATTGAGCATCAAATGATGGCTGTGGACTCGCATATACTGGATCGAATATACCAAATAATTTATCTGGTGGAGTGAACTCTTGCATGACTTGACTTGGTTGTGCGACTGTTCCCAAAGGTTCAAAAGGCATTTGTTGACCTGATGCTTCACCTGTTAATGAATCTAATAATGTTGGCATGCTGTCAACTATTGTTCCTGCTGGCTCACCAAAAACTGCTGAATCTTGAGCATCTTTCATATCTTTTAAAGTTTCAAGAGCTGATAAAGTTCCTGTCACATTACCTTCATCATCTTTCATTGTATAGATGTTGCCACCTTGTATTGTAACTCCTGTGCCTGCTGGTCTTGGTTCTTCTGTAGATGGAACTGGTGTTTTGAATATTAAATCTTGCATTGGCTTTTGAGGTTGCAATGGTGCTGCTCCAGAAGATATTGTAAATCCTTCTTTCTTTTCTTCTTCAGGTGGTGTTGCACCTATTGATCCAAAAACTGAATCTAAAACACCAATGACTGACGGGAAGAATGGTTTGTCCTCTTTTGGTTGGTTTTTGTCTGGTGCTGTTAAATTTACTGAACCAAGAACTGAACCTGACTCGCCACCAGCGATGCCACCTATACTTCCCATTGAGTCTTGCTTATCTTCCTCTGAACTGCCACCTGCACAGGCTGAACCCATTACATTCTCCTTCTAGGTTGTTGCATCATTGGTTGCTGTTGCTGCATCATAATGTTTGCGAGAGCACCAACATTGTCACCAAACATTCTCCTTTTTATCTCGTCTATCTTTTGAAGTAAATACTGATTCATGTTTATATTAGCAGCAGGCATTGGTTGTTGCTGCATCTGGCCAGAGAATGCTGCTGGGTTGATTCCTTGCATTGGTATTATTTTTTCATTCATTGCTTAAACATTTCCATTTGTAATTTTGCTGCATTCTTTTCTCTCTCTAATTGTAACTCTGCCTCGAGCTTTCTGATCTTGGATTCAAGCTCAACTTGAGTTTTGGCTTTTGCTATTTCTATATCTTGTTTAGCATCTGCTTGCTTGATCGCAATATCCGATTGAGCTTTGGCTTGGTCAGCTTGTATTTGCGATTGAGTCCTTTGCTGGAGTGCTTGTGCTTCGAGTTGAGCAAGTTGCTGGGCATATTGTAATGGGTTTTGTTGTTGCTTGCCAACATTTTGTAATCCTCTAATTGCTTGCATCTGTGGTGCTGCCTGAACAACTTGTGCTGCTCTTTGGCTTATTAACATATCTAGTTCTGGATTGATATCATCAAACTCGAACTTCTTATCACGCACATCTGGTAAATTAGGCAATGGCATACCAATGCTTGCTTCCATTCTAGTGCGATACAATAATGCAATATGTTCAGCAACGTGTGCAACAAGTATTGGTTGCATGCCTTTTGCTCCTGGATTGCCACCAAGTGATGGGTCTGACAAAAACTGTAAATGAACTTGTATGTGTGAATCATGATCTTGCTCTGGGAATGCTCTTATTGGCTTGCCATACATAACAGACATATTCTCATCAATCGGATCAAGTCTTGCTGCTTCTGTTGGCTTTTTTAGAATCTCATCAATGTTTGGTATTCTGATTGCTTCATACATTCTTTTGTATGCTTCATAATTATCATGCAGGTTTGGTGCTGCTTTTGACATTTGCAACACTGCTTGTGCTTGTGCTATTCTCTGGGCAGTGCTAAATATGTTTGGATCACTGACTGGTATTATATCAACTCTGTCATTGAAGTCTGCAGCAAAAACTTGTTGTGTTCCACCAGCAACTGAAAACGCAACTTTCTCTGGTAAATATTCTGCATTTAGTTTTGAGAGTAATTTAAACTCTTGACCTTGAGAATGGTGCAGTCTTTTGTGTATTGCTGAAAATGATTTACTGCCTTGTTCTATTAACGCAACTGTAGAACCAACAGGTGCATTAGGATTAACATCGCCAACATTTAAATCTGCTGTGCTTGCAAATCTTTGACCTGATTGTACAATAAAACCTAATAATTGAAACAACGATCCACTTGGCTCTTTAAATGGCAATGGCATGATTGCTTTGTTAACATCGTCAACTGTTGAATCTAGATCTGCGAACTCTCCAGGATTAACTTGCAGTTCACCACCTGTCACTCTGCCTTTTAATTTAAATCCACCTTGCATATTTGAAAATGCAGCAGAGTCTAATAATGCTCTCAAAGATCCTGTTGCAGCTTTGCCAAGACCACCAATCATGTGATAAAGACCAAAACCATAAAACCCAAGTCCAGGAAGAAATTTATAACTTACAAACCAATCTCGTCTTCGTTGCTGTTCATCTTCTTCTCTCCAGTTTCTGCGAACACTAACAACTTTCTGCGTGTCATAATTTATTGTAACAATATATGGCAATGCAACACTGCCCTCATCATCATCTGCATTATCAATGCCTTCAAAAGATTCGTAAACATGCATCTCTAAAAGTGTTAATGTCTGATCTTCGCCATCTGCAGAATAACCTTCAACACCTTCAATGTCTGCTATTGTATCACCTGCTGGATCGATATCATCACCTGAATATTCTGATTGTAAATAATATCCTGCATCAACATATCTATTGTAGTCGTTTTTTGGTATTCTTATGAGGTGAGTGTATCTTGGTGCTGTTTGTAAATCATTTGACTCTGGTGCAACAACAAAATCTTCTGCCTTTACAAATATAGATTTTTGTCTATTTAAATCTGGATCCCACCATATCTTTTTAAAAGTTTGTCCGATCAATGGCAGGTGAAATAACATCTGGTCTAGATCAGGAAAGTATTCAGGCATCTGCTGGGTGATCTGGTAATTCATATATTCACGCACCCTGCGACCTTGCTCCTCAACTTCTTCACTTGGCTCACCAACAATAACTGTTTTCACTGGTCCATCAGAAGGATATAATTCTGCGATTGCTCTTGCATTGAACTGTGTTGCTGCTTCTGATATTAAAGGATGAACAACTGTGCTCAGACCTCTGGATGCTCTTTGATCTTCTGATTCGTCTAAACCACCTTCAGTGTCAAGTGTCCTCAAACCTTCTTTATATCTTCTTTCCCACTCGGATCTTGCTGATTTATCATTTTCATAATGCTGTATTAATTCATCTGCTTTTTTTGAAAGCTCTCTTTCATCAATAACTTCAGCAAGGTTTTGATCAAAGTCAGTGTCCTCCTGAACCATGTCTTCTGCTGGGTCACCTATTAAAACGTCATCACCAATATTTTCAACTTGTAAATCATCAGCTGGTTCGCCTTCAGCAAACATTGGCTCTTCAGCTTGGATATTTATTGGGGATCTAGCCATACAATGTTATCCTCTCTTTTGTTTCTATTTCGTCATCATCATAATCAGAAGAATGAGTGACAAACCAACCTTTGCGAAGTCTCAACCATGCCTGTGTACATGTGTCAACTATGTCATCATTGTCCCCAGCAGGGAATGCAGCACAAATGTCTATTAAATTTTTAGCCCATTTTCTGTTAGAAGGAAAGTAAATTCTTCCATCTTCTAATAATGCACTGCTGGCATGTGCTCTTGCTTCTTTGTCTCTGTCAGGCATATATTCAATTACTGGCACACCAGCCATACGCAAATCTTGTATTAAACTTTGACCAGATGCTTTCTTTTCTATGAGAACTGCGTCTGGTTCATAATCATAAAACGACTCTTGTGCGATTCTTCTCAACTCTGGATAGGTGACTCTGTCATACCACATATCAATAACAATAGCATTCACCTGACCATTCCTCCTGAAGACACCCCAAGTTGTTCTTGCAGAATATGATGTTTTTTCTTTTGTGCTAAATGCTGTGTCCCAAGATTGAATAACATATTCTACATCTGGCAACTCTTCATACTCCCATGGCACCCACCACTCTGCTCTTAATATACCACCACCTTTGGGCATTGGTCTTTGTTGCAGTTGACCTGCCGATGCATATGTGCCAAGACTTTTCTCTAAATTATCAAGAGTCTTTTCATCTATTCTTTCTGGCCATAATAATTCACCTTCTTTTGTTCTTGGATCTGTAAAGAACAATGAACTTTTAGAAACTGTTGGATGACCAATCTCATATCTAGCAGGAATGCAAAGGTGATCCCAATCATTGTCATTGGCCAAAATATGACCTGTCAAGTCTTTCTCGTGAACTCTTTGCATAATGATAACAAATGATCCAGTCTTTGGATCATTGAGTCTGGTTTGCATTGCTTGATCCCACCAATCAAGAACACCCTCTCTGACTGTATTTGATTCTGCCTCACGAACATTGTGCGGATCGTCAATAACAATTATGTCACCACCTTCCCCTGTCAAAGCTCCATCAACTGATGTTGCGATCCTGTATCCTGTTTTATCATTTTCAAATCTTTGTTTTTGGTTTTGATCTGTTGTTAATTTAAAAGAACCATCAAAATGTTTTTTATACCAAGCACTGTCAATTAATCTCCTGCATTTAACTGAATCTCTTATTGACAATGAACCTGCATATGATGCGAACAAAAATCTTTTCTGCGGCTGTATTGCCCATGTCCATGCAGGAAGAGCAACTGCCACTGCGATTGATTTCATATGTCTCGGAGGGATATTAATTATTAATCGACGAATATCACCTTCAACAACTGCCTGAAGATGTTCTGATATTGCGTCAATGTGCCAGTTGTCATAGAACTCTCGTCCTGGTTCAACTGTTTGCCAACTCTCCTGGATGAATGTCTTCAATGATCTCCTCATCCTCTCTGCCTTGACTTGCGTCAATGACAGCATGCTCAAGAGCTCGCTCGATTGTATTAAGGTCATTGTCTGTTAATTTGCTGATATCCAGCACCTTCTTTTCTTCTATTTGAGCTTTTACTTCAACTGCTTTTAAATCTGGAACACATTTGCCGAGCAATGTTTTTGCTGCCATAACTCTCAGCTCTGGGTCTGCACCTATCTTTCCAATGTTTTGTATCTCACCATCTGACTCTGAATATACTGGGAATATTTCTTTACCATTCATAACATTGGCCAAAAAACCTACTGGGTCTGCTTGACCCATAATCCAATTAATTGTTGCATGATGATTCCATTTATATCTATTGGGTCTTGTTCTTGATGGCTTTTGATTCTTCATTGGTTCAACAGATTTAAACTTTCCATCAAACTTTTCAACATTGACAGGACGACCATCTTTGACAGGTCTTTTGACTGTTATCTTCTTTGTTTTCTCTGCAGCCATATATTCTTCTCCAAAAACCTATGTTTCCAGTGGTTAACTGTTATAAAACTGTATATCTTATTTCTGGGCAAAAAGAAAGCTCTCTGTGAGGAGAGCTTTAAGTTTAATAAATATTAAATATTTGAAATGGGAGGAAATAATGTTTTTAATTAAATTATTTCTAAATTGACTTTAGATTAAAAATAAATAAAAGTAAAATTATTTCCACTTGCCATGTGCTTGTTCGTGAGGGATTAATAAACATTCATTAGTTATCCAATGACCCTCAGCAAAATAAGTTCTTTCGCCACAACCAACCATGAGTTCAAAAACCATAACTGTGAGGAGAAAGCTCAAGCAACAAATTAAAATTAGTCCGAGTGTTTTTATCATTTTTCTACATCCCAAAGTTTTTTAATCTCTTTTATAAACTTTTCA